CCGTTGGTGAGAACGGGAGAAGTTTAACAACACGAAGCACTAACATGAGTAAAAAACATTCTACATTATTCGGAGTAGATAGCAAGAGAAAAACATAGCTACCTGTGGATAAGTATGTGGGGAAATTAACTTTTTTTTAATATACGATTTCCTTGGGTGTTTCGGAGGAGATTTAGTTGTCTAACTTCCGTTATTTCGTTTATGGAATTTTACTTACCGCATGTGTTTGGGCCTTTCCTGTAGAGGCGACTTTCAAGTGTTCTCAATTCAAAGCAATGCTCCCTGAGATACTGACTAGCGGGTATGGTTTTCTCGCTACAGCCGATGGCCCAGTTGAAGGAATGGCGATAGCTATTTTTCTAGCCAGAGACGGAAAATACAAAATCATAGGAATTGATGCAAATCTTGAGGCGTGTCCTCTCATTGAAGGCACTAACTGGGCGTTCGCTTTACAGCAAGGAATCTAATGCAAATTGGTCCTAAAGTGCTATTTCTCGATGAAGAAATAAGCAAGACTATCTATGCAACATACCCAAGTAAAAAACCGCAATACATGAAGTCAGAAGATATAATTCAAGACTGGTTCATGATATGCGCCGCATGGAAATGGAAAGGATCATCTAAAATAAACTCTGTATCTCTCATTGATGACATGAAGAGATATAAAAATAATCCGTTTGATGATTACCATGTTGTAAAGACACTCCATGAGGTTATCAGTGAAGCTGACGTACTTGTGGGACACAATATGGAGAGATTCGACTGGCTTAAATTCATGGAAAGATCCATATGCCACAAGCTAGAGCCGATAGATAAGCCTAAGATCGTTGATACGATGAAGATGGCTCAAAAAGCAGGATTTAGCTATAAATCTCTCGCATATGTATCGAAGAGATTGAAAACTACAGAAAAAGCAAAGCATGATGGTAACGATATGTGGATAGATATTGTTCGCGGTCGTGCTGAGGGTAGAATTAAAGAGTGCGTTAAATATTGCAAGGGAGATATAAAGCCCTGCGAAGATCTGTATGACAGGCTGTCTCCGTACATGCCAAGTCAGATGCTGCCAAACGCTAACCTTTGGCGCGGCGAAGGAATTGTATGCTGCACGCATTGTGGAAGTACCGACTACGTGCATAAAGGTCATAGGTATAGTAATATATCTAAGAGAAAGAGATACCGTTGCAATGAGTGCAAGAGGTTCTTCTGTGACGGAAAATCTATCAAAAGAGCTGTAATGAGATGAACAGGTTACATACTAATAATTTTTTTCTTAAGAATGGCAGAAGATGCGTAAATTTATCATGCGATAAATGTGGCAAAATATTCTATAGACAATTGAGGCTGATTAAGAAAAACATTAATAAGAATACGTGTAAAAGTTGCGTTTCAAGCGTAATGGGCAAAACAAGAAAGCGCGAAATTAAGACAAGAAGAGTTAATAATTGCCCTGATTGCGGAAAAAAGATACTTTTAACGTCTTCTAAGTGTAAATCTTGCGCTCAAAAAATTAAAAGGCCAAATTGCATTGATTGTGGCATTAAAATAAAACTACATAGTAAGAGATGCCTGCCATGTCACAATAAAAATCAAGACATGGGAATATCAAGGGAAAGGACTAAATTTAATAACTCCGATGAATGGAGTAATGTAAGGAACTCTTGTTTTAAACGGGACAGTTTTTTGTGCCAAATCTGCTTTAATGGTGGAGTTTTCTTGAACGCGCATCATATTTTTCCATACGCGAAATACCCTGAACACAGGTTAAATATAAATAATTTAATAACTCTATGCGTGGGATGCCATAGATTCGTGCACAGTGTTTTATCAATGAAGAAATCAGCCTAGCCATGAAAAGAATAACAACAAATTACATAATAATACATTGCTCAGATACTCCATCCTCAATGGATATTGGGGCCAATGAAATAAGGCAATGGCATATAAATGAAAGAAATTTTATAGATATAGCGTATCATTTTGTTATCAGAAGAAATGGCACTAGAGAATTAGGCAGAAATATTGAAGACGTAGGATCTCATACAAAGGGCTTTAATAGCAGCTCTGTCGGCATATGTTTAGTAGGTGGATGGAAGGAAATGGATAATTTTACTCCTCCGCAATGGAAAGAGTTAGAGGTATTGGTGAAGGAACTTAAATTGAGGTATCCTAAAGCTGAGGTGCTTGGGCATTGCAACCTTAATGCTGGAAAGACTTGCCCGAACTTTGACGTAATCAAATGGTACTCAACTATTAACAAGGAGACATAAAATGGAACTTAACGCAGTTCTCGGATCTCTGCTTAGACATGGCCTGACTACCCTTGGCGGCAGCTTGGTTGCCAGCGGCATCATCACTGCAGCAGACTCTCAGGCTATCATCGGCGGTGTTGTGGCCCTCGGTGGCGTGCTTCTCTCCCTCTATAACAAGAAAAAGAAATAATGATCTCGACAACCTTAGCTCTCATTCTCTGTGTCCTGATCGGGTATGCTTGTTATAGAGTTTATAAATCAGGCGTAGAGAGTGAGAGGCTTAAGGACCAGGAGGCGATTAATGACCAGAATGATGAGCTTCTTGAATATCTTAAAAAACAACGGATCTTTTGTGACCGCATTAGGAATGATGCTGATTACCGTAGGCGCGTGCTCGACATCATTAACGACAACAAAAAATGATCCGACGTGTTTTGTCGTTCATCGTTCTAATTGTGGCTCAGATGATCTGGATTGTATTGCTACTCAGCGCGATTATATCTGTCGGTGTACTAGAAATCCGCCAGAAATTCTTGGATGCTAAAAATGGCAAAAAAGAAGAATAATTTTCCAAAGAAAACCCCGCTGGATTGCCAGTACTGTTTTTCGCCAATGGAGTTTATATATTGTTACAGCATACGAAAACATTGTGAAGAGTGTTTGCTGGAGATTAGCTTAGACAGTACAAAAGGGAGAAAAAAATGACATTTATTCTTCTGCACCAAAAAGGTCATCCTATACTTCTAAAGCTAGATATTATTAACATGGTATATAAAAGCAAGACTGGTAAAACTGTTATAGATACTTCTATGGAAGGATGCGACCTAGAGGTAGATGAATCCTTCGATGATGTTTTCCAGTGCTTGAACGAGCTTGTTGTAGACGTAGATCTATACGCTAACGACGGTTAACGCTTAATAACCATTTTTGAGGCCCACTCTTCATATTCCTCCGGTGTCATCCTTGGAACTAAAGAACATTCGTTCATGAGGCGTGATTTGAAGGCTTGGTAAAGAGTTTTAAATGTAACGCCGCCCTCGACGTGTTTATTTTTTATGACGATATGGCAGTCTTCTAGGTCAGAGAAAATGTACTCTTCTTCCTCTGTAATTTTTTCTTTCCTAGAGTTAGATATATAAATCGCATCCTCACCTACTTCAAAGACGTGTCCATCTATCGCAAAAAGATTTTTTGGCAATTCCTCAACGCGCCGACATTTAAGACACTCCGCGCACTTGTCATTTGGCCCAAGCCTGTCACATTCTCCATACCAAGGATGCTGTTTGTTATCTTTTGATTCTTCTGTCACTTCTTCACCTCAACAATCTTTACCTTGCGAACGTCAGTAAACCCGTCAGCGATAGCGTCCTTCTTTTTTCTGAATAGATACACCAATGTTGCATCACCGTGATCGAACCCGACGCAGGATACATGCGGTCGGCCCCTGAAAAAGCCGCAATAATATTCTTCAGCCATCAAAGCACCCTATCAAATATTATATCCTGTAATCTCATGATAAGAGAGTCTTTCTCGTCTATCTTTTTCTCGCACCATTCGGTATGCGTCTTAAAAGCTTTTATCAGGCTTAACATTTCCTCTTCTGTCATTTTTAATGCTCCTTATAACATACATTAAGCAGGATGATGGTCATTATAGTAACCATTAATCGATCTCTGGATATAGCGCCCGATAAACAATTTCAGGCGGAAAGCTCCTCTAATTTCAAAATCAATAATTCGATCTCCCAAGAAGCCCCCTCCAATCTATTCATCTCATCTCGATGTTGCCTGCTTTGCTCCTCGAATACTTCTTTTCTTACCCCAAGATCGAGGATTGGCTCCTTAAGTTGTTTTTTGTTCATTCCAACGCTCCTAATTTTCTCAAACAAGCTATAGCTTCAGATGCCATTACCTCTGACCAGCTATCTTCATCGCATGTCTTACCACTCATTCTCATAGCAAGAGATACCTGTTGAATGAGGTAGTTATCGTCGCGGTTATATTTTTTAGTAACGCCAAAGGCATTTTCAACTTGGCGTAACCACTCACTTCTATTATCGTCAGCGCGTATATATTTAACGGGAGGAAAATCACCTTCATCGCAAAGTGCGTCCCTATCAGCGCACCACATCTGTCCCTGCTGCGGATCACAGGCTGACGGGTGCTCAAGCCATATCTCCTCCGGCATATCTTTCGTTATGTCTTGGGTCATTTTATTCTCTTTCTCTGTGACTTTAGCATCTTGATAAATTGGGTGGTTTGTTTTTTTGACAAACAAAACTCGACATCATGTTGCAAAGCCCCACTATTGGAGACAGCGTTAGGGCTTATTTTTACCCTCACCTTGCCGCAATAGCGTGAAGTAACATCCACATCGATAAGGCGTATTAGTTTGACATCATTAAGTCTCATCTACCCCTTCCTCTCTGCGAGCGTGTTTGTGGCGGGGGTCATGGTTTTAGCCTCCAACATTCATAGCAATCTTTGTACGTAGGTTCTATTATACCCTGTTTTAACGCCTCTTTTATGAGGCGATAACTAACTTGGCCACCGTTATAAGTTATAAAATAGCCACCATCTCTTGCTAAATAAACGTCCTGCTTACCTTTCGGTGCTGGACGCTTCATCATGGAGACAAATTCATCCATACTATCTATAATATCTTCAACCCGATGTCCGCATCTCTGGCAATATTTCATCACTCTGCCCCACCTTCTTGAAATTGTTTCAAAGCGTTGGTAGCTGCATCCTCAATAAAACCAAGAAGATTGCCCATCACTTGAGATGGCGGCAAACAATCGTGTTCTATAGCGGCATCTGTTCTGATTTTCTCCAATGCCTCCACCAACATCTCAATCTTTGCACGCAGCTTATCGTTTCCTTCCATCAGATCTTCGATAACCTTCAAGTGTTCTTCCTCTTCACAATCTTGTGATTGCTGCAATGCGGCGCGGATTGTTCTCATGGGGCCTATTTCGTGAGTGTGTCTAGGTATAACACCCATAAGCCAATCCAAAGCCGCCTTCTTTTGTTCTTCTGGTATCATTTTACCTCCATAGTACTAGGCATAACTCCCTCCAAAGGACTGTTGATAAGAACACAGTTTTTCACCAAACTATGTGGACCCATTACGATAGGTTGCGATATATAAGCCTTCTCTGCATCCCAAAGCCAGAGAGTGAAGGCTATTTTCAACTTCAGCTTCACCTTTCCTAGATTCATCTCAATCATCCTTTCTTAACTGGTGGGAGGTGCTGGACTCGACACCAGCTCCCTTGTACTTCGGGTCTCTTTAGGCCATATCGCTTAAACGAGTCCAGCTCGATGCGCTTATGCTTTCTCCCTTAGCCCTTGCGTGTCCTTCCACGCCGACCTCCCTTAACTGGCGAGTGGAGAGGCCACCTCTAAGCGTTCGGCCCCATTCGCGCTCTCCGCATTTGGTCATATGCCCGCGTGCGGTGTCCTGTTTTTGTCCACTCATAAACTCTGGCGGGACAGGCACACGCCCATCTTTCGCTACCGCCATTGCGTCACAAGCAACCATGGTATCAGTCGCTAATGGAGCGACCAGCTTGTAAACTCACTCATAAACTCACTCCCTCACCGTATTCGCTATAGCCTGATCAATTGCGTGTTCGAGGATGTTAACTCTTTCCTCCAGCAAACAAACATACAGAGATATAGTTATTATACACATACCTAAGAAACAGCCGAATACTTTCATAAATACCTCCCTGAACTACGCATATCATTTACATGATCTTTCCAATCTTTAGCCTCATCGTTACATTCTTTTAGAACTTCCTGGATCGCTTCATAATTCTCAGATTGAGCTTCTTCAAGAATACGGATAGGAAAACCGTAAGAGATAGGCGTGTTAAGAATGTAGATGTTTGTTACCGTACCTTCATGATCTATCTCTATAGTTACATCATTATCCATAAGTTTACCATTAAATCTCTCGCTCATATTGCATCCTCCTCTGATTGCTCTTTCGATGCGTCTGCCGCCTTTGCCTCGTCCAGCCACCCCTTCAGGAATGGCCCCAATTGCTTCTTCTGGGTCTCTGTGAGAGCTTTTCCCCAAGCTGTGTATGTAGCAAGCCCCTGAATGGCTGCATCACGCCCGGACTGCTTCAGGCGTATAAACTCAGGGTCTACAGACTGCCCAGAGCCCGCCCATTCCGCGATACCCGCACCCATTGCCTCGTTTACTATACCATCTGGCCGGATAATGCCTCTTAAAGCAGACGGTATAGCTTTTGACTTCTCAAGATCATAAGCCCCATCTCTAGTCATATGTAAATCTACAGTCATCTCGAAGATAAATCCTTTCTCCGCGATAGGAACAACGCCGACTGACACGATCTCGGCATCCTTTCCGCGCCCTACCTGCTTGACTCCATCCTTAGCTCTCACACAGAAGATAACCGGAATGGAAGATCTCAAGAGAGAGTTCATCATTTTTTTATATTCGAATTTAGGGGCTTTCCATTTATGCAATCCAACTCCACCTATTTCATCTGCGGTATCTAAAACCCCTCCGTCACCACTCCACACATGGCTCATACTGTCAACGACGATGACGTTAGCCCCCTGAGTTTCGCAGAATTTAAATGCAGCTGAATATTTTGCCGGACTAAATGGGGGCTGTAAGTCCAAGTGGAGCCATCCGCCCCCTATGTCAGAATAGAATTTTGCTCTGTTATTTTCTGTGTCTATTACAGCCACCTTTCCTTTTGGCCCAACAAGCCCTCTGGCTAGTAAAATAGCGGAATAGGTCTTACCTGACCCAGACTTACCCCAAAGGGCAATCAAGGGCGGAACAGCTTGTTTTACGGCTGGCTTAAGCTCGAATACGTATTCACTACTCATCATGCACCTCATTTAATTTTGCAAACTCACCAAACATTTCAAGGGCTGCTTTATTATAGGCTATAGCAGCCTCCCTTTCAGAGCTAAAATGACCTATATTATATTGCTTGCCATTTTTCTCTATCTTTACTCTCCACGTTCCGTTCTCCGGCCTAAGATAAACACCCTTGTATTTTGTCTTTTTTGTGCCGTTCTTTCTCTTGTTTCTTACATTTTCTGCTGGTGTCGCGATTCTTAGGTTAGATCTTGTATTATTGAGGGGATTCCCATCTATATGGTCAACAATAGAAGATGGCGCTGCAGATAGTATCTCCCTGTGCATTTTGACGTTTTTCTTTATTTCCTTACCGTTTTCCCTTCCAAGATATACCGTTCTCGCTGCATATCCAGTAGTGCTATAGAACCATTTATATTTAGACAAGGCATCATAGTCATCGTCATCAACAATTACTTCCATCCCCTTAGAAATCTTTATTGCCTTAACCACGTATCACTCTTCTAAAGCGTAAAGCGGAAAATCCATATCATCGAATTTACCGATACCAAAATCATCATACCAAGGTGATGTGCCGTATTTCCTGTACATATCAGCGAACTTACGGATGCCTTGACGTGCCAGCTTGCGGCCTTGGTCTGCTATCAGTGTTTCCTGCGGTAAAGATCTAACGATAAAGTTATTAACATCTCCCGTTTGCTGGAAAACGAACAACATCTCTCTATCGGGAAATAGTCCGTTATATATAGCTGCCTGTACATGATACCGATATTTAATCATATGGTTTGCAACCAATCTCATAATATCGCTACCTTGAGAGTTAGAGAACGTTTTAAGATCCAGTATCCTGCTATCAGTCAGATAATCCAATCTTGCCTTCATTGGCACGCCAGTCTCATCATCAGTCCAGAGGATGCTGACTTCCGGCTTTCCGTCAGAGAACATCTTGGTTTCTTCCAGCCTGTGCGCTGCCTTCTCTATCTGTACGCATGTTTCAAGGTCTATAGCCTCTGCCTCTGGATTAGCTTCCAGCCAAGCAAGATATGTAGCCTTGCCATCTTTCGTGCGGCGGTCTACATCAGGGGCAACGGCATACCTCTTGTCGAACACTTCCTCACCCTCAAGTATCCTCGTATGGTATGCAGTACCAACATTAAACGTATCACTGGTTTGTTCTTTGCGGTTAGGGTTCATCCAGCTCGATACCCAGAAATCATTAGCTGATACGAGTATCTTCTTTATTCCGCTAGATGAGAATCTAGGGAGATCATGATATTCCTTTGCTGGCATATCATATATAATCTCCATTACTTTCCGCCCTTCCTTATATCATCAAGATATGCCCTGCGCCGCATTACAACGCGAGGGTTCGGCGGTAGCCTCTTGGCCGTGGCAACGTACTCGAAGATGCTGGTTGTATGCCTTACGTACACATGCTCGTTTCTCCTGACAACTCTTTGCGTTAGCATCACACGATCTTCAACGTGCATCATATAGGCAGTATCTCTTAATTGTTTAACTTCTGGATCAGATGAAGACATACCCAAATGTCCAGTGAAATAAACCACGCTCTGTCCCGGCATCAAGTTATTTAGTTCTGCGATTTTATCTTTCATTATTTTTCTCCTCCTGAAGAACAATAGCAAATAACAAAAGTAATTTTCTTGCTTTTTTAGTTATTTTTTAAAAAATCTTCTAGCTGACTTGCATCTGTTAAAACACCCGCAATTCCGCCGTTCTTCTTAACGATGTTTAGAAATAATTCTTGTTCGGGTTTTGGTTTTTTACCGGGTTGTTTTACTTCGATTGCGACAAATCTTGAGTTATAGATACCAATTAAATCTGCTGATCCCAAACATAGACCATAAGTTACCCATCTTCCGTTCTTATCTTGGAATTTTCCGGTGTTATTACGCCAGAGGGTTAATCCTAACCTACTAGCCTCTAATCTTATCTCCTGGATGATGTTGGTTTCTTTCATCTCACCACCACCGAAATACATCTACCATGTCTTATGATTTTAACGGTATCATAAGAATAACCGTTATCTTTGATCCACTGTTTAGCTAACTCGATCACTTCTGGTGAATCTTCAGAACATGACCATACCCAAAACCCAGATGCGTAGTTCATTTTCTCCCCTCTAAAACCTTCTTAGCCCAGAAAGAAGGGTTTTTATATCCCCGTTGTTTACCTATTGCTATTAACTGGTCTAGCGATTTAGCCATCCCAACTTCCTGCCTAGCTTTCTTTTTACTTTCAGCTATAGCTATCTCCGCAAGTTCACCATCAACTTCCTCTATCTCTCTAGGAATAACTGGATAGATAAATCCACAATTAGGACATTTATCAGATGGTTTATGACAGAAGAAACATTGAGTACACATCCTTACTGGGATTGTTTTTTCGCTAGACTCTCTTTCAATTTTATTTCTTCCCCTCAATGACCATTCTATATCTTCGCAAGGCAGGCCATGAATTTTATGATTATTGGAATGGTCGAATATAATTGCTGGATATGGTTTATATCTTAAGACTCTGCCATTCTTCTGTCTTTGCAACACTCTTGATTGTGTTGGCCTTAGATCTGACATGGACTCAATGGTCACGTCTTTTACGCCAGATGCTGAACTGAGGTCATAACCGAAGGTCATCAAATCTACGGAGCATATGTTCAGGAATTTTTTTTCTGCAAACATTCTAGCATATTTCCTTCTATCATATTCTGGAGTTTCTCCATCCATATGAATTGAAGGAATCCCGGAGTCATTAAAATCTTTTGCGGTTCTTTTGCTATGCTCGATTGAAACGCAAAAAGTTATGTTCAATTTTCCTTCTGCATGGGATTTATAATGTTTTATTGCATCACCTGTAATATATCTTTCGCTGCGCATAAACTCATTAAGTTGCGTTTGATTATATTCACCATTATTTATTTTTATTTTTGACAGATCCGGCGATGAAGGAGCAAAAAGCCTATAGTCAGAAAGGCGTTTCATATTTATAAGATCTCTTATTGAAGGCCCAGAAACCAGCTCGTCGTAGTACTTTCCAAGTCCATCTCCATTTCCTTTTTCTGGGGAAGCTGATAACCCTATAATCCAACACCCTCTTTCTTTAAAATGATTTATAATCCTTTCTAATTGGTTACCGCCAAAGTGACATTCATCAATAAAAACTAACTTCGGATCAATATAATCAAGTTTATTAACTAAGGTTCCGCTTGTGCATACATAAACATCTTTTCCTTTATAGAAATCAAACATGGACGCAACTATTCCGTGCCTAATGCCAAACTCCTTAAATGTTAAATGCATCTGATAAAGAAGCTCTCTTCTAGGCACTACAAACGCAGACTTAATCCCCTTTTTTAAAGCCTCATTGATCATATATGAAGCCATTACGGACTTCCCTGATCCTGTTTCTCCTCGCAAAATAACGTACTTATTACGTTTCATTGCCTGACGCAGTTTTTCTATGCTTTCTTGCTGGTCTGGGAAAAGAGTTATCATCTTTTTTTGATTTTCTTAGAGCACTCGCCATCTGGCACATGAGTAATCTCTTTTTCTATATACCAAATTGTTCCGCTTGTTACTCCATATTTATTTGCCAATTGGATATAGTTCTCTCCATTTTTAAGCATCCTTCTTATTTCCTGCGCTTCTGAGTAAGAAATTTTTGTTGTTCTTTTTTTTCTACTATTCTCCGATCTACTGATCCACCTACAATTTTCTGGTGTATAATTACCGTCATTGTCGATCCTGTCTATTGACAGACCCTCTTTCCAACCAGACATTAATGCCCATTTTGAGAATCCATCTATTGATTTCCATTCTTCACAAACCGTTATTCCTCTACCGCCGTATCTATAATAGTTTGGATTTTTTTTATTAAAGCATCTCTCCTTCATGTTTCGCCATGAATGATAGAAAGAGGGCCTTTTTTCGTGGTTGGCATAGCCATGCCTAAAGTTGGGATTTTTTTCCCCTAAAGACGATTTAGTAGTCCTTCCCATGCTATACATCCTCCTAGAATTCTATTTCTTGATACTCTGCATCTACAGGATTTTTATCAGGAGAGCCTACCTTTCTCCATTTCCTGATAGACCGGCATAGTGTAGCACTCCATATAGGCTCGTTCTTATAACCTAATTTTTTCATGCATCTTTGAATGATTTTAAGGTGTTTATCTTCCCTTCTAGATACATCCGTCATTCCAAGTTCAATAAATATTTCTTCGTTACTTATTACGTTATATGCAGATACTATTCTCTCGATAGCATCATCCCATACACTCTCTTGTAATCTTAATTTCTGTACATCTTCAGCTATTTTATAAACATCCTCGTCAACGCCAATCCACCATTTAGCGCCGTTTTTATATAGGTGTACGGCTTCAGCCCATATCTGGGCGGTGTCTTGCGCCAGTGCATCAAGGTCGATCTTGCCAACTGCAACAGGATAGAACCTCCTGTTGCCAGTCTCATCAACTAGCCATCTGTCGGCGTTAGTTGTACCAGCACATATAAACTGCCTTGGGTATCTTCCGTTCTCCCTGCCGTAAGCCCTACGTCCCTCATCATCTGTACGTCCAAGCCACGCCTTAACGTCCTCTACATCTGTTTTATTCATTTTAGACATTTCGGGAAATTCAACTATAAACTTCCCTTGCAACATTCCTACCGCATCCATTCTCTTGTAACCGGAGAGGTCAGAAAAGCTGATATTGTCACAGAAATAGCTTTCGCCGTCAGGGCCATGCCCGAAGCTGGCAAGCGTTTTCAGGGCCGTTGACTTGCCAACACCCTGTCCGCCCTCAAGGACGATCATCGCATCTGCCTTTGCTCCCGGCTTGTAGATCCTGGCTATTGCCGACACAAGCCATACTCTCCAAACTGTATCGAGATATACATCATCGCCTTTAGCTCCAAGGTATTTTTGCAAGCCTCCCTTGATTCGCGGCGTACCATCCCATTTGATGCCCTCGAAAAACTCTAATGGAGGATTAATCCAGTTCTCCATAGCTGACACGCAAACTGCATCTCTGGTCTTAGTTACATTGTCATCAAGGCCGTCACGCTCCAGTGCCGCAGCTATATAGGTATAGTCTGCATCACGTATGCACCTGACCTTGAAAGGCTCGGTCTTGTCGTGCCACGGCGGTTGACGGAAAAGAATGATCTTTGATGAAAACCTGTCATATCTGAATAATCCCCTGTACTTCGGAAGATGCCGCAAGAATACAAGTTTATTGTGCAAGCTTCCGCGCTCTATCCTTCCATCGGATATTATACTGTTCGGGTCATCATAGTTAGGCTCTTTCTTCCACTGCAACATCTTCCTGACTTTAGATATATCAAACTCTGGTGATATGTGTTGCGTGGTTACGGCCTTCTCTGGAATTAAGGCGAGTCCGTGGGAAGGGGGGGATGCTGCGCCTTGACTAGAGGCTGCAATTCCCACGGACTCTGGCCCTGCGGTCTGGGGGTTAGTCAGTACCGCAAGGATTCTATCTTTAACCGCCTCTATACCTTTCAATTTGTGAAGGTCATTAAAGTCGGTTGGCTCATCTTCTCGATCTTCAAACTCTGGAAATGCTGTAAAGCCATTAACTCTTACTGCCGCCTGTTGACCGTAAGTTAAACCTGTATTTTTATCTCCATACTGATCGTTATCGCAGCATATAACTATCTTTGAGTTTGGGTATTTCTGCCGCATTTCCTCCGCGACTGGTTTCAGGTTGCCAGCGTCAAACGCACATAAAACCGGAAGCCCCGTTGCTTCCCGTATGCTGCACCCCGTAGCGAAGCCCTCGCATATCAGGATAATAGACTTATCTTCTTTAGCTGAAGTTATAGGGAAATAACATCCTTGCTTTCTCGCGCCGCTAAGAAATAACTTATCACCTTCAGGACTGATCGTTTGATACGTCCAGATTTTACCCTTGCTAACTCCCTGGATGATGAGATTGTCACCGGAAAGCCTAGCGCCGTTGGCTGATATGCCCTTGCGTTCTAGGTAGGCGTGCGCTTCTGCTGGCTTGGCTTCTGTCCATGCGGCCTTGGCTTCTGCGGACTTTTCTTCATGGCGCTTGTCTTGCGCTTCTTGTTTGCGCTTTTTTTCTTCTGCAAGCCTTTCTTTATAGGCGGCACGTTCTTCTGGGGAGAGGGTTTTGTTATTTTTACCGCTGTGCCATGAACCCTTTTCGCCAGTCTTGAAAGAAACAAAGTTGCCGTATGCAAAACCGTCCGGCATGATTGTGAAGCAATACCCACCACGTTTTCCTTTCTTGTCATTTTCTAATCTGTAATATTCGTCCTCTCCCGTAGGCTGTATATCTACTTCATTGTGTGGGCCGCATCCAGCCGAACGCATTGCATCTATAAACTCTCTAATCAACTCGTTCATTGAATAACCCCATAGTCTCACCCATGAGGCATTAAAAAAATCTTAATTTCAACCAAAAAAATAACGGCACGCTTAAAAAGCAATGCCGTTATAATGTTATGTAGATAGATATATCTCTGGAAATTAGTCGTGGTGGCCAAAAAGAATCTTTATAAACCCAATAGCCAACCAAGCTATGATTATTCCGCCTGCGATGTGTAACATTATTCCTCTCCCATGTTTTCAATCTCTCTTAACAAGTCTTTGACCGTTCTTTTGCTGATCTTCCGGCCACGTTTCCAATAGAATAAGTTAGTCCTGCTCATTGAAGCTTTCGCCAGAAGATCATAAGGATTAATCTTTAACCTCTCGCATTCTTGCATTAACTCGTTATAGTCCATCTTTCATCCTCTCCACCCATTGAACGGCTTTATATTCATCATGCACATTGCAAAGTTTTCTGGCTTCTTTATCTGCATCAGAATAACTCTTGCAATACTTCATGACCTCACCTTCTTTATTCATTACTGCGTAGATTATGCGCGGCATTAAAACCTCACGTATTCGCCAGTTAAGATATAGTAAATCCATGATCCATAGAAAGGTAATCCTAAGATCATGAATACTGCTATGCTGTCTATTATCATCCGTGCTTTGTTTGTCATTATCTTACACTCCATATACAATCGATCATTTCTTGTTCGGCCTTTTTATATGCGCGGTAGACAAGACGAGTTAAAGGTTTGCTGGCTTTTCGCATCGCCCACCAAGAGTCGGCCAGGTCTTTTCTGGCTGCGGCAATTTCTGGGATGTGTTTATAGGTCATTCCATTACTCCCTTATTTTTCGTTTGAATCTCTATCTGTTTTAGTAGTTGTTTATATTCCGTCCCGTCTTTCAGCTCCATCAGCTTTTGCACCTGATCCGGGGTTGCGTATCCGTATGAAGGATGAAACGGTATTTTATTGGGGGGGGTATTCATTTCGATACCTCGTTTAAAAACCTTATAGCGTCTTTCTTGCTCTTAAAATAAGCTATGGGTGTTATAACTCCAGGCTCTTTCCTGTTTAGTGAAAATGTTTTCCTATTTGGCAACTTTTCCACGGTGCAAAACTCTGTTTTCATGTCAATGACTAAGCCCCCTTATTAATCTACACACAAGCCAGAATTTAAACTCTCTCCAGCCAGATATTTTTCTACCTAATCCCCTCTGATAGATAGCCAATACATATAAATCCCCTATTGCCTCGCTTATAGTGCAGCAGGTCATTTTATAGGCATCTGAATTTATATGATTCCTTAGCCCGTATATGTTTTCTAGCGCGCTCATGCTTCACCTATTGCTTTTGCGATTGCTATACGAACAACTCCCATTGTTCCCTCGTTCATCTCGTTGGCGTGGATCATCTGCTCCACTTCAATCAAAACCTCAAGCAAGTCAGGCGCGGCAGCGATAAGGCGGCAATTAGCTTTGATTTCTTCGCGGTCTTGAGTGTCAACATCCATTATGGCGTAAACAGTGCCAAATTCATCAAATTCTGCCTCGACATACCAAGGCCCCGGCGTATGCTTCTTGTCCATTATGCGGCCTCGCTTTCTTTATCCACTGATCCGATATAACCCTGGGCAATCTCATACCAGTTGACCTCTGATAGATAGCCACCAACCATATCGCCCAATAGTCCGGTGTCGCTTCCCTCAGTTTGGTATACATATTCCCTCACGATTTCCTCAATAATATCTTTGAGTGCCAGGGCGGCGCTCTCATCGCGGCTGAAAGTGCTATCAGCTTCCGCCTCATCCCAACAATCTTGGGCATGATCATCGAACGATCCATCGAAATGAAGATTGCAATTCCACGTCTCCCAGTTAGTCCACCCGTTATATTTTTTGTTTGTCATTTTATTACCCTTTCCTTGCTTCTGTTAATATGCGGTTAACTTCTTCTTTAACTTCTTGCGCGGTTGGTTCCCGGCCAAGCTTTGCAGCAAGCTTGTTATAGATCGTGTTATGGTTCTTGTTCGTCACTGTGAAGGTTATTTGCATGTTTACAACTCCATTACTTTGCAAGTTATGATAATTCTTTAATAATTGCCTTCAAAGCCGTATCAACATGGCTATCATCCATGTAGCTATACAGATTATCTGCAATCCATCCACTCAATCCCGCTTTATATGCAGCGTCCCATCTGAAACGCTTGCCAAAGTCTTTATAACGCCCGTCAATGCGAATGGCGTCATTCAAAGCCGGAAGATCAACCATTAACTTTATCTCATCGCGCATATGCTTGTAGTGTTCCTGGCGTATCTTCATCTCTCATCCTCCATGTTGTTTGTTAATCTCACCTTATACTTCCAGTGTATGACGATTTGTGAACAATAGCAACAACTATTTGAGTAATATTATTGCTTTGTTTGGTAATAACCTTATCTTATTATCGTGAACGTTAGGGAAACTCATTACAGCCAGACAAGAGCGATTGTAGTATGCATAATATCTTTTACTCATAATAGATTTGATAATTTTTCGGAATTACAGCATGTATGTAAAGCAAATCGATAACCCCATGATATCATTGAGAAATCGGCATTACACTGATTATCAAATTATACGCCGAATTCCTCAACAATATCAACAACCTTACAGCATTACACTTTTTACCCCGTTTCTCTTCGATCCCAATGAATAATATTGATAATTTATGCGTTACATATTTGTTCTAATATTAAGGTAATATGTTTCTGCAACTTTTAGAATTTTATACCTCTATATTGATAATAGTTACGTAATAAATAGGTATATCAATGACTTAGCTGCATTACAGTGAAATTGAAAAGTGTAAGGAATACGATATGTTAAACTGTAAGTATTTGATAACATTGATAGAACCGCATTACAGTCGAGCGTATTTTCCAATTATCGGGATTTTGTCGGGAAAATGGCAGTATTATTATAAATCGCGATATAACTGGCGGGATATTTATCCACAGTTACAACTGGAAATAGAACAACCAAGAAACATACCTGTGGATAACTCATAACTCATTGATAACATTGGATTGTATATTATACGTAATGGACGTTAGCAGATTTATATATTAAGTTATGGTGAATTATAACTATAGGTTGTTATGTTGGTGTATATGCTACTATAGATTGTATGATGCCAGCCAGGGGTATGGCCCGGCCCAGGGCCTTGGCTCTCGCGCTCAGTCGCAGACCCCGCCGGGGGGTAAGTACCCCCTCTAGTATTTGTACTATACCCACAAACACGAATTTTTATTTGCTATCTGTCCCAAAATTCACCATTGATAAATGTTCATATTGGTATATGATAAGCATGGAGGTGATGAATGATAAACAAATCTACGCATAAGAAACACATTGGAGATTACGATCTCGATGTAGAGAGATTTATAAAATCAATAGATATTCGCGGACGAGGTGATTGCTGGAATTGGAAGAGGGGGAAGAACACGACCGGATATGGCCTTCACGCGGTTAAGTCTCCGTCTGATGTCTATGAGAGGACGGGGCGAGTTTATACGCAATTGCTAGCGCACAGAGTTGCTGCGTTTTTGGCGCATAAGGTCGGGATTGGTGATTATGTTATGCATATGTGCGATAATAGATTGTGCTGTAATCCATACCATCTTCAAGTTGGTACTGCGCTAGATAACCATATAGATGCAAAGAATAAAGGAAGATGGCATGGGCCAATAAAAATGATCGGTGATAACGGAGAGTTATTGTATCCTGAGATGAAGCGTGTCCCAAAATATATTTAACGAGCTATCGCTATATACATGGTGGGCTAATTTGACATGTAGTGAGATGTGTCCCAAAATGGAGGAATGAAGGTAGGAAGACCCAGGAAACATGAGAGCTTGCAGGAGAGGATAAAGGAGTTATTCGCTCAGGGGATGACTGTGAGAGAGATCGCGCATCATGTAGGGGTGAGTAAGTCGAGTGTTCACAGGATAGCAAGGGGTTGCTATGGGAATTGACTACGATGAGCTGTACGGTGGGGAGAAGAAGCTCAAAAGCGAGATAAGGAGAGAGCGGCTGGCGGAGAGGATGGAGAGCCTTCCTGCGCTGCCGGAAGGGGCTGGCATCAAAGAGATGGCCCAGTCCGTCATGGAAGATGTCTTCGCAACCTACTACAGCATCATGATGGACGACTCGGCCCCAATGGGTATCCGCAAACAATGTGCCGACGCCATTGCCGACCGCGCCGTGGGCAAGCCTGCTCAGGAGATAGAGCACTCAGGAAAGGTACAATTCGAGCAGCTTATTATACAGAGGACGCCCAAAACACCAGAAGCTTTGCCTGTCATTGAATGTAAGGTAGATGAATGAAACGGTTTCAAACAAATAATGTTCATGGAATATATAAGATAACTAATAAAGTTAACGGCAAGTTTTATATAGGAAGCGCCGTTAATATAAAAGAGAGGTGGGATAAGCACAGAAGCGATCTTTATAACAGATCGCATAAAAATCCACACTTCCTAGCTGCGTGGAATAAGTATGGGGAAAGGAATTTTAAATTCGAAGTTATTGAATTTGTTGAGGATAAAAAACTTCTTCTAATGCGAGAGCAGCATTGGATAAACTGGTTTGATGCTTCTAAAAATGGATATAATATAAATCCCAATGCCACATCCGGAGGAAATAATAAAATTCAATTCGATGAAGCACTGCTTGGATCTATGCCAGATTATAAGTTGGCAAGGCTTGTTGGTACAAATAAGTCAACTATTGCGAAAAGAAGAAGGGCATTGGGGATTAAGTCCTATGCAGAGGTAACCGGAAATACCGGAAAGGTGATGCGCGGCCAAAAGTTAAAAAAGTGGTCAGCTAGCCGAAGAGAAGCGATGATGAAATGGAGAGAAAAATCTATCTCTAATGGAAATTCCCCTCTTTTGTCAGGGCCTAAAAAGGCAGCGAGAAGAAAACAATTTCAAGGAAACGGTAGAGATATATGTACACCATACAATTGCTATAGATATAAAAACTTAATAAAAAGGAGAGCGTAATGGAACTTCAATTGCATGACAGACAGTGGGATGTTTTAGATAGCAGCGCTAATGAAATTCTTTACGGCGGGGCGGCTTTTCCCGCCCTCTAGGTAACTAGGGGGCGGTTCGCAGGCGCTGGAAAAAGTTATCTCCTTAGAGCATTAGCTGTAGCTCTATGTCTCGATATACCGGGATTGCAAGTGTATATCTTCAGGAGAACGAACCCTGACCTAAAAGCTAACCATATGAACGGATATATGAGTTTTCCTGAGATGCTGGGACCGTTCATAGAGACTGGACAATGTAGCATCAAATATTCAGACCCTATAGACATTAAATTCAGCAACGGCGCATGTATCCATCTCAGACATTGCCAGCATGAAAACGATGTAACAAACTACCAGGGCGCAGAGCTTCATCTATTACTATTGGACGAGCTAACTCACTTCACAGAGTACCAATATCGGTACTTGCGATCGCGGGTTCGCTTGGGCGGCCTTAAGGTCAAAGAACAATGGGCCAAGAAGCTGCC